TATGGACACCCTTTGATAATTCTATCCAAAATAAAATCTTGTATCATAATATAATCACCACTTTAAGTTTCTTCCGATTGAGATAGTTGAGTCAGTATCCAACCAGTCGTATTATCTTGTTGATATACAGTTTCATCCCAGTAATAAAAGTAACCAGAATCCTCCTGTTCTTGAGTCAATTCTGGTTGTGCAATAGGTGCTTCCCAATCAGCAGTTGTTGAGTTTAATGTCCAAGAATTATATGGTTTTGGGGGAACAAAGGCATCTAGAGTTTCATCATATGTATTACCAATTCCAGCATAACGAAATCTAGAATTACCGTTATATGATGTTTGCTTCCAGTTGGTATCATTCCCAAAAAGACCTTTTAGGAATGAAATTCCAATTTGTTCCACCTCTTCTCCATCACTATTTGAGGTATCATTATTGTCTACAACAATGACTCTTAGAACTTCATTATTTTCATTCAATTCAGCAAAATGTGCCATAAGTATCAAGTGAAATAATTTTTTTTATTTATATCCATCATGTCATACTGCTCGTCTCAATATAACGATTCCAGATCCACCTGATGCACCATTAGTCAAATTACTAGCACCTCCACCACCGCCAGTATTTGCATCCCCACTACCACCGCTGTTCGGTGTACCCACACCACCAGGAGATGCTGAAGGAGGATCAGAACCTGCCCCTCCACCACCAGCACCCCCGGGCCCGCCAGAACCCGGACTGTAAGGCCCTGCGGCAGCACCACCACCACCACCAGCAAACCATCTGCCAGGTGTTGGTCCTGGTGTTCCATATGATGGTGGAATAGTCCAACCAGGTGCTACAGCTCCTACACCACCGGTTCCACCAGTAGTGGCAGAACCATTAGCCCCAGTTCCACCAGCACCACCACCACCACCACCTCTAAATCTGCCATCGGGGTAAACTTCATAACCTAAACTGGCAGGATTTCCTTGTGGAGGACTAACTGGAGGATCATTACCCAATCCTCGTTTTGAAGGTGCAGTAGGTGAAGGAGAATGATTAGAACCTCCACCACTACCACCAGGACTACCTCCAGTTGGTGGATTAACATATGGAGGAGAAGATCCATGACCTTGACCACCTCCACCTCCGGCAGATGTATTTCCCGAAAATGAACTTGACGAACCAGGAGTTCCACCACAAGTTGGAGTTGGATTGGGAACACCACCAGCACCACCAGCACCGACAGTCACGGGAGTAGAACTTGGTGAATTTACAACGACGGGTACTATTCTATAACCTCCTGCTCCACCACCACCAGCAGCCCTTGTATCTTTGTTGCCCGGATCCAAAAAGGAATTAGTTCCTCCACCACCTCCACCAGCGATTATAAGGCATTCAAATGTCACAGGTGCACTTGTAACAGTTATAGTGCCTGTGGATGTGAAAATGTGATATTTGTACCCATCACCAGGAGTGAATTCAGTACCTCCACTCGAATTTCCTGTAGGTGAAGGACTGGGAGTACCACCTGTGTTGGAGTATCGAAAAATAAAAAATCCAGAACCACCATTTCCGCCACTACCATTTCTAGTTCCGGCGCCTCCACCGCCACCACCAGAATTTGTTGCTGCATTGGCACCAGATGAGCCAGCAGATCCCCCACCACCTACAGGACTTGCATTTCCTCCATCAGCACCACCACCACCACCAGAATATCCTCCTGGTCTTATTGAAGGTATGGGAGTGAAGGTGGATGGAGCGACAAGACCTGCTCCACCGTTTCCTGCCGAAGCTGGTGGTGGTGGACCGGGGTTGCCGCCGAATGCTGCTCCGCCACCACCACCAGCTTCATCGGGTTGATAATCACCACCAGGATTTCCCTGAGGTCCTCCAGTTCCACCGGGTTGTGGGACAGGGAACGAGGGGCCCTGTCCACCGCCACCACCAGAACCTAATGGAGCTGGATCACCATACTGAATTGTACTACTTGGTGGAGGAAAATATTGTGGGTTTCCAGCACCACCACCGCCACCATATCCAGCAGTGATTGAAAACGCGGGAACAGTAGTATCGGATCCAGGGCTTCCTTTGTTAACGGAGTTATAAGAAGGATTTGTACCACCGGCACCACCTCCACCAATAGTTACTGTAGTACTAACTGGTCCTGTGATGGGAGTGGATCCTGTTAAAAAACCACCAGCTCCTCCTCCACCACCATCTCTTGGATCATAACCTGCAGAACCACCGCCAGCACCACCGCCAATTGCCATATACTCAATAGTTCCACTAGCACAATCACCAGTAAGAGGACCTGTAGATGTAAAAACATGATATTTGTATCCATCTCCAGGAGTAAACTCTGTACCACCTGTAAGATTCAACTCTTTTGCCGTACCCCTCAAGTCATCCATACTAATGGTTCCCGTAGGAATACTAGCAAGTGCCCTTACATCAGCATCATTGAGTGTAATTGTAGTGGTAGATGGATTACAAAGCTCAGTATTTACCTGAGACATTGAAATTGTTCCAGTAGGTAATACCATTTATTTACACCTCCCAAGGAAAATTTCCACTGACTACTTTAACTTCATTGTTTTTACATGTTTGCATATTTTCTAAAATAGAATTATTCACTTGATTTTGATCTGTGACTAACTCTATCCAGTCAATTATATCTTTTTTTGTGAGTTCTTTATATTGAATAAATGTTGTATTGTTATCTACCTGATCAATATTGAACTGAGTAAAGATTTTATAAGATCCCTTATATCCTTCTTCATCGTAACCTATTTTTTCCCAAACCACTCCAACAACTACATCATGAATTTTATTGATAGTTTTTTTCGTCAAAGATATAATTTTCCAATCGTATACTATCATGATTTTTCTGAAGAGTTATTATCAATGCCATTAATTTCTTCAAGTCTATTTATACGTTTTTGTTGTTCTTTAATGGCCTCAATCAGTAGAGCAGTTATGTTACCGTAAGCGACTGACTTGGTATCATTATCAATATTATGAATAACGACTTCTGGAAAAACCTTTTCAAGTTCCTGTGCAATAACACCAGCATAACGAATATTCTTTTCATCATCGGTTCTGGCAAAAGTAATACCACGAATAGACATCACTTTACCAAGAGCACCTTCAATAAGTCTAATATCCTTTTTCAATCTCCCATCAGAATATGCAGTAACATTACCAGAAAGTGTGAGAGAGTTTGTTGATGCGTTATATTCCATTCCAGCATCAACTAATGGAGTTTGATCTCCAGCAGTAGAAGCTCCAACCAAGACTGGATATGTTGTGGTGTCTGAAGTAGTAGAGACATTAACAACATTGGAGGGGCCAGCAGGACCTGTTGGACCTGTAGGACCAGTGCCACCAGTAGTACCTTGAGGACCTGTAGGACCAGTACCACCATCAGTTCCTTGAGGACCAGTTGCACCAGCAGTTCCAGTGGTTCCTTGAGGACCTGTTGGACCAGTATCACCAGTGGTTCCCTGAGGTCCTGTAGGACCAGTGGGACCGGTGCTTGGTGAAACCCAATGCCAACCACCAGAACCATCAGCAGCAATAATAGATGATGCCGCACCTACTTGGTCGTTCTTATCGTAAATGCCACCATTCAGTTTAGTATCACCTAGAACCTCAAAGTCACCGGAGAAGTTGATCGTGCCATCAGACTTAATCCTCATCCGCTCCGTCGGGGTGCTCGCCCCATCCGCCGTGGTACTGAAGACAAGACGGCCTGGATAGTCACCACTTGAGCTTGGAGCATCACCTTCTGCGGCAATCTGAGCAAAGACTCCGCTGGCATTGTCTGCAAAATTGATAATACCGATGGATGATCCGTTGCCTATGGAGGCCCCTGCTGCTTGGCCTCGCTGTAGATATAGATAAGACGGACCTGTTGTTGAGGAACTGCTGCCTTGTGCAAAAATTGTACCTGTGGCAGAAGTAGAATCCGTGCCAACTAAGAGCCGGCCCGCGCTGTCGAGGCGGGCACGTTCGGTGCCAGCAGCGGCGGACCCTGTATGAAATGCAATGCCATGTAAAGCAGAATAGTGGATAAGTCCTGACGTAGACGTTTCGTGCCAGACGCCACCTAGGTGAGTTCCCTCTTGCAAATACCGTGTGGCGTAAAAATTTCCGCCCGTATTAACAGTTGAATTGAGGCCAATTCCGTATCTGCTCGCAGCCGATGCGTTTATGGTTAGTGTCGATACAGAATCAGTGCTACCTTCTCCAATAAGCAACTGAGCGCCAGAAGCTCCGACGTGTAAGTTAGCTCCAGGACTCTCCGTGCCAATCCCTACACGTTGTGAGTTATCAATATGCAGCGCATTAACAAGTGTGTTACTAGGTCCGGCTGTGCCGATATTCAAGAAACCGCCATTGACACTGGCGCGACGATCTTGAGCTTCAATTCGAGCGCGAATCTCTTGATTAAATCCTCGAAAGTCGATATACGTGCTAGCAGGAGACGCACTAGAACCCAAAGTTGAGGTACGAAGCCGAATTGTTGGCGATGAACCACCTTCTACATGAAGCAGATCTTGTGGGCTACTAGTCCCCACACTCAGGTTGCCTGCAAACGTGCCGCTGCCGTCTGATGCGTTAAGAGTGATTTGGTCGGTACCGAACGTCAGGTTACCTTCCTTGTTGTCGTCAACATCAGACCTCACGAACTGAGTACTATTAAGTCCCTGCAAAGTATCTGCATCGGTAGTTGTTAGTCCACCAGGACCTTGAATACCTTGGATACCTTGGGCACCGTCTTCACCAACACCTGCAATACCCTGGGTTCCCTGAATACCTTGAATACCCTGAATACCTTGAATTCCCTGAATACCCTGAATACCTTGAATTCCCTGAATACCCTGGATACCTTGAGTTCCCTGAACACCTTGGATACCTAAAGTACCCTGAATACCCTGAATTCCTTGAATTCCTTGAATGCCCTGTATTCCTTGAGTACCTTGGATACCTTGAGTACCAGTTGATCCAATACCACCCTGGATACCTTGAATTCCCTGAATACCTTGTGTTCCTTGAGAAGCTTGAATACCCTGAATTCCTTGAATACCCTGAATACCCTGAATACCCTGAATTCCTTGAATTCCTTGAATGCCCTGTATTCCTTGAGTACCTTGGATACCTTGAGTACCAGTTGATCCAATACCACCCTGGATACCTTGAATTCCCTGAATACCTTGTGTTCCTTGAGAAGCTTGAATACCCTGAATTCCTTGAATACCCTGAATACCTTGAGCACCAGTTGATCCAATACCACCCTGGATACCCTGTATCCCTTGAATTCCTTGAGATCCATCAAGACCTTGAATACCCTGAAGACCTTGAAGACCTATTGTTCCCTGAATTCCTTGTGAACCAGTATCACCCTGATCACCAGTTCTAGCAAATGTAATTCTTAATTCCTCACCATTGGTAAAAGAAGTTACACTTCCAGAAACATAAGAACAATTTACTCCAAAATATCCAGTGTTATCTGTAAGTGAAGTAATTGAATAAAGAACAAAAGAGGATGAATCAGTTTCTTTAGATATTCTGAAATGACCTTTAATAGTTGATGTTGAATCATCAATGGTCTGTAAGAAATTGGTTATATCAGTTCCATTATTATCTTCATCGTCGATGAATAATTCGGTGGCTAAAGTTAGATTTGCATTATTGAGTTTTAAATCACCGGAGCCTGGATCACTATCATTAGTATCATTATCAAAGTTATATTCAAAAGTAGCTCCACCAAAATCACCAGTGGTTCCTTGAGTTCCTGTTGTACCCTGAATACCTTGTATGCCTTGTATACCTTGAGAAGCTTGAGTTCCTTGAATACCCTGAATACCTTGTATTCCCTGAATTCCCTGAATTCCTTGGATACCCTGAATTCCTTGTGTTCCTTGAACACCTTGAATACCCTGGATACCTTGAGCACCAGTTGATCCAATACCACCTTGTATTCCTTGAATACCCTGGATACCTTGAATACCTTGAATTCCCTGAATACCTTGAGCACCAGTTGATCCAATACCACCCTGTATTCCTTGAATACCTTGAATGCCCTGGATACCTTGGATGCCCTGTATTCCTTGAGTACCTTGGATACCCTGAACACCTTGAATACCCTGAATACCTTGTGTTCCTTGAGAAGCTTGAATTCCCTGAATACCCTGGACACCTTGGATACCCTGGATGCCTTGAGTACCTTGAATTCCAGTATTTCCATAAGTTCCTTGTGGACCGGCAGGACCAGTGTCACCAGTTATCCCCACATTACCTTGTATACCTTGGATACCCTGTATTCCCTGAATTCCTTGAATACCTTGAGTACCAGTTGATCCTGTAGGACCAGTGTCACCTGTATTTCCATAAGTTCCTTGTGAACCGGCAGGACCAGTATTTCCACTATTTCCTTGAGTGCCCTGAGTTCCTTGAATACCCTGGATACCTTGAATTCCCTGAATACCTTGTGTTCCTTGAGAAGCTTGAATACCCTGAATTCCTTGAATACCCTGAATACCTTGAGCACCAGTTGATCCAATACCACCTTGTATTCCTTGAATACCTTGAATACCCTGGATACCTTGAGCACCAGTTGATCCAATGCCACCCTGGACACCTTGGATACCCTGGATGCCTTGGATGCCTTGGATACCTTGAGCACCAGTTGATCCAATACCACCCTGGACGCCTTGAATACCTTGAATTCCCTGGATACCTTGAGCACCAGTTGATCCAATACCACCCTGTATTCCTTGAATACCTTGAATGCCCTGGATACCTTGGATGCCCTGTATTCCTTGAATACCCTGAATACCCTGAATTCCCTGGATACCCTGAATTCCCTGGATACCTTGAGCACCAGTTGATCCAATACCACCTTGTATTCCTTGAATACCTTGAATTCCCTGAGGGCCCTGAAGACCATTATTACCTTGAATACCGAAAGAACCTTGAATACCCTGAATTCCCTGAGGGCCCTGAAGACCATTATTACCTTGAATTCCTAAATTACCTTGAATACCCTGAATTCCCTGAGGGCCCTGAAGACCATTATTACCTTGAATACCGAAAGAACCTTGAATACCCTGAATACCTTGAGTACCAGTTGATCCAATACCACCCTGTATTCCTTGAATACCTTGAATACCTTGAGTTCCTTGAATACCTTGTATTCCTTGAGTTCCTTGAGTTCCTTGAACACTGATACCCTGAGTTCCTTGAACACTAATACCCTGAATACCTTGAGTACCAGTTGATCCAATACCACCCTGTATTCCTTGAATACCTTGAATACCTTGAGTTCCTTGAATACCTTGTATTCCTTGAGTTCCTTGAGTTCCTTGAGTTCCCTGAACACTGATACCCTGAGTTCCTTGAACACTAATACCCTGAATACCTTGAGTTCCTTGAATACCTTGTATTCCTTGAGTTCCTTGAACACTGATACCCTGAGTTCCTTGAACACTAATACCCTGAATACCTTGAGTTCCTTGAATACCCTGGAGGCCTTGTATTCCTTGAGTTCCTTGAACACTGATACCCTGAGTTCCTTGAACACTAATACCCTGAATACCTTGAGTTCCTTGAGAAGCTTGAGTACCCTGTATTCCCTGAGTACCTTGGATACCTTGAATACCTTGGATTCCTTGAGTTCCTTGAATACCCTGGAGGCCTTGTATTCCTTGAGTTCCTTGAACACTGATACCCTGAGTTCCTTGAACACTAATACCCTGAATACCTTGAGTTCCTTGAGAAGCTTGAGTACCCTGTATTCCCTGAGTACCTTGGATACCTTGAATACCTTGGATTCCTTGAGTTCCTTGAATACCCTGGATACCCTGAATTCCCTGAGCAACAAAGGCACCATCAGTACCCTGAAGTCCAAAGTCACCTTGGATACCTTGAATTCCTTGGATTCCTTGAATACCCTGAACACCAGCCGATGAAACAGAAATATCGTAATTTGTATTTTCCTTAGCAGAAACTCTATAGGTTTCTCCGCCGTTATAATTTACGTTATATTCTGACATTATTATTCAGAGACAGTTGGATTTACTATAGCCATCCCCTGAATAACTTTTGAAATAGTGCTAGAAGGAGATGTAATTGTAATGTCATAATAATTTCTACCTTCAGTCAAATCAGTTGTTGAAGTACTTCCCATAGAAATTGTAATCTTTCCTGTAGTTGAAGCTATACCTACAGAAAAACTACTAGAAGTCGTTGAAGTTGGATATTTTCTAATCTTTGATGTTGCGGTATATCCACTCAAATCCAAAACACTACCATCTGAATTCGAAATCGTATATGTGGCAGTAAAGTTAGTACCACTATCAATCGATATATTTACCGTTGGTACTGCCGACATAACCCACCAATCCTACTCTATGTATTTATCAGTTTTCTATATCTATATTCTTTTTTAAAAGTTTTTGAAGTTCTGCAGTTGATCCAACAAAGAGAGCATTTGTAACGTTAGTTGGACCTTTTGTCTCTTCTTCCTTATTGACATCTTTAAGTTTTTTCTGTAAATCCATCAGTTTATCAGTAGCATCTGAAACACTTTTAATTAACTGACCGGCAACTTCATAAGCACGAGGCATTTCACTCTCCTGTGCTAACTCAAGTATTCCATTAATAGCCTCTTGACCTTTCTCAATCAGAGAATATAGATTACCCCTAGTATATTCATAATCTTTTCGAATATCTTCAACAGAAGAAGAAATATTTTCTATTTCACTCTCAATCCTTTTCTTTTCGGGTACAATAGGAGTAACATCAACATCAAATGTTTCATCTAATTTTTCAAACTTATCTTTCATAACTCATCTCCTATCAAAAAATATCACCATTAAATCCAAAATCATCTCCGAATTGAATTAGGTCATTATCTTCAGAAGTAATACTATAAATCTTAGATCCAAGAACATGATTCTGCAATGTTGTATTATCTTGAGCTCTCTTAACTACAAGTTTATTACCAGTAATTGACTCCACATACATTTCCTCTTCACCAATGTAAATGTAAGTGTTTGCTGTAACAGAACTCGAATCTTCAACCTCAAAGACAGTATCGATAACATTTAAGTTTTGTGACAAGAGTGTTACAACACTTCCATTGTAATCTTTTGTAGCTCTTGGTGTAACCTGATAAGTAAGATCTCTTGTAGCGTTTGGATCATTTGGACCACTTCCAGCCACATAACCAACAGTAACCTTTTTGATGATCTGATCCGTAACATCACTGATGGGACCGAACAGATAAGTTTTTGCAGTAAAGTTTAAAGTATAAATTAATGCCCTTCTAGTATCAAAATTACCCTCATAATCATCAGTCATATCAATAGAATCCAATTGAATTGGAATATCTCTTTTTTCTTTTAAATCACCAAGAAAATTGATTGAGAGATTATATGCCGGTTGAAAGTATGGTAAAATCTGCTCAGTAATTTGAAGCATATCATCATTCAATTTTGTCATGATAGACAAAGTAAATGACATATTGTAAGGAACGGGAACATAACTCCTCTTAATATTATCCCCGTCAGGTGTTTGATTAATAATTGTTTGAGTTTGAGTAGACTTACGAGTTGGATCATACTGCAAGTTTACAAATTCAAATGACATTCTTGGTAAAGTCATTTGAGTTGGCTTATTCAAATTAGCCTCTTGTTCCATTCTTGCAAGAAACTTCTGAGTAGGTCCATAAGCCAGAGGAACTTTAATGACACTTACCGTATCATCGTCAGAGTTTTTATGTTTGACTTCAATACCATTAAACAAAGTACCAAATCCAATAATTACGGATCTGAAAATCTCGTTGTAAAAATACTCAAACATTATCTTACTGTATTAGTCTGTTACTATTTAACAACTTTTAATCTATGGCATTCCAAATGGATTAGTTTCAGAGAAATCTAATATCGCATCAGCTTCTGTTTCTATAGTATCATTATCGGCAAAAGGTGTTACCAGATCATCAGTGTCTACAGTTCCGATTAGATATGTAGCACTGGAATCTTGCCCAACAATCAATTCACCACTGACAAACTGTCCGTCAACTATAGAAATTTCTAATTTCTTAGTTGATGTAGTCCATTTCTTCACTCTAGCCGTGACACCAGAAGTTTGTCCTGTAACAATTTCGTTAAAGGCAAATGTACCAATTCCGATTGTACTTGAAGATCCAACTGGACCGGAAATTGTAATGGTTGGAGCAGTAGAATAACCAACTCCACTATCAGTAATATAAATTGCCGTAACAATACCAGCAGAACTAATTGTTGATATACCTTGAGCAGCAGTTCCAGATCCACCTGGTGAACTGAATGTGACAGTTGGAGCAGAGGTATATCCAGAACCACCACTTGTCACTGTTACAACTCCAACAGATCCCGTTGTTATTCCAGCAGTAGCAGCAGCACCAACTCCTCCACCACCTTGAATAGTAACCCAAGGAGCAACAGTATATCCACAACCAGCATTAATTAGGTTGATAGCTTGTATTTTGCCACCATTTTGACCATTACAATTTACATAGTTGGTCGTAATAGAAGCTATTCCAACAGCTGTAATTCCTCCAGATGGTGCTGAAGAAATACCAATTGTTGGTTGAGAAGTGTAAGAACCTCCCATGTTTTTAATATAAATTTTTCTAACTGCACCAGAAGCACAGTAGGAAGCTGTAGCAGAAGCTGTAACTCCAGATCCTATCAGTGTCAAAGTTTGAATATAACCAATCTGTGAAATATCGTCATCAATTTCATCAATACCAGTATCAAGAACTTCATCTTCATATCTAAAGAGTTCACATCTCAATTGATAAACATAATTTTTGTTTAATTGGTAAAAAGGTTGTTCGTGTTCTACATACTTGATTTCAAATATCCTATCACCAAGAGGAAAATATATCAAATCACCTTCTTTTGGTCTCGCAGTTAATTCGATATTAGGTTGATCTCTAATTAATGGAGCAATATAATTTTCATATCTTTCTCTCGAAATAATTAATGTCAGATCATCTAAATTCTGAATACCAAATTTTGATAAAATAGTTCCTTGACCACCATATCCTTCATAGTTATCAACATAAGCTTCAATTGGATATGCATCATTAAACTGTGACTGAATGACTTCTTTTATTACAGTATTTTTAGTCACATAAGTACGAGGAAGGTAAAAAATCTCAACACCATACATTTTCAACTGTTCGTTGACTAGATCCTGTATGAGGCTTTGTTCTGTTTTACTTCCGTTGAGAAAAAATGGATTTAACATATCATCCGATCATATCTAAGGGTGGTAACTCATAAGTATTACTCATTTTTTCTTTAATTCTATCAAGTTCCAACTGAGCATCATCATAAAGTTGTCTTCCATTAAACTCAATACCACCTGGAAGTTTCACACCTTGGAACTTGATTAAATTTTGACCCCATTGTCTTTTAATCAATGCGGTCAAATAAGGTTTCAAGAAAGAATCATTCCAAACTCTTGAATAATCACTTGGATCCATCGATCTCCAACAATCAATGATCAAATATTGACCAGCTCTTAAATTACTCCAGTCAACATCCAAATACATTCTGTCTTGTCTTTGATTAAATCTAATCTGTTTATGTGTATTGAGAAGAAAATTCATGGTCTCAAGATATGACATAGCCATAGAATAACTCAACAAATCAGTAGTTCCCCAGTAATAAATATCATTCAAAAATAACTGATACTTAAAACTAAACATATTTGATGAGCTTACAGATTGAGCATCATCATACTGAAATACTTTATTGATTCCTATAATATCTGGAGGAACTTGAAGATAATTACTATTTTCATAGTATGAAAAAGTAGTAGCAGTACCAACTATTGTTGTAGTAGCTGTTTCAGTTGTTATCCCAGTTCCAGTAGTAGGACGAGCTTTTCCTCTATCAATATCAGCCTGTGTAACTTTATATTTCAAATATGTCTGAATGACACCATCAAAGTGTCTTTCTTGAAAGTATTGGACAGCATCATCAACTAAATCCTGAATCTGTTCATCAGCAACATTAATTTCAAGAACAGGAGCTCCTAACTGCCTTAAACAATAATCAATTAATTCTTGTCGTGTAGAAGGCTGTGCCATTTATAATAATTACTTTTTTATCTATTTATGAATACTTGACAAGAAGTAGTAATGTCAGTAGAATACCTTTGTTGGGGTTAAAGAGAAAGCTTTAGGTATCTTTAAGAGCTTTAAGAAGCAGGTCTTTAATATCGTTAAGATCACTCCTAACATCAGTTAATTGATTTTCTAAATTATCAATTCTTTCTTTATCAGAAAGAAGCTTCTTTCTATTTTCAATATAAGCTGAGTATTCAATATCATTTTTATTAAGAATAGCTCCAGTCTCTTCATCTCTGAAGAGACCTTTACTATCTTTTACTGGTATAAGTCTTTTATTATGCATAAGATATAACTCTCAAGTTTTTGATCATTGGAGGGAAAGCTTGATTAGTAGAAGTACCAATCAGTTTAATTCTTAAAGAATTGAATGATGTTAATCGATCTACACTAAACTTATATTCCTTATATTGAGATCTCATTGAAAATGGAATTAAACTATCTACTTTAGAGACTTCAACATTAGTTGTTCCATCATTTAAATTGGTATTAGTGACAGCTCCATTAGGTTCTAAATTATCATATCCAGGAAATGGAGTGAAGATAGTATCAAGAACATCATCTTTTGGATCTAATGCGTAGAAAGCTCTAACATCAGCTTGATTGTGTATGTAAGCATCTATATAAAGTTCTATAGATGTTCCTGGGTTTCCAAGTCGAATATTTTTAGTTACATAATAAAAACTATTCTTGTCACTTCTTACACCTTTAACATCAAAGTCATTAATATAATCAGTAGTTGCTTGATTAACCCTATTAGTTGTAAATACTATAGAAGAATTATTCAAATCAACTATTGGTGTAATTCTTGAATCCTCAGTTGATAAATTAAAGTTTGTTGTAAATGATTTATTTTGTGGGAACTCTGTCAAGAAAGTAGTCTCATTGATTTTAGATGCAATAATTCTTGGAGAATCGAACATAGTAACCTTATTAATACTCATCGGTTCAGTTCCCTTATCGACAAATGAAATTTCACTACCAGAAACACTAGTACCACTAACTGTTCTGGAAGTAGCACTAATTGATGTTCCAGTTGGTGTGATTGTATTAATATTTGGTTTAATCTTTTCAAATTGAATATTATATGTAGATTTTCCATTAACACCACCACCTTCAAATTTTTCATTGAAGTGAAGATCTGGGAAATCTGAAGAGCTTGATCTATCAGTTCCATTTTCAGACATGTCAATTTTTACATGATATGAATCGAGAGTTATTGGATCACTAATAGTAACTTCATTTAACTCATGAGTTTTATTAATTCTTCTTAGAGATACTCCATTTAATTCATACTTATAAACTAAATCATTATTACTGTAAGAACCAACTAAAGTACTATCAATTCCTCTAGTAATTCCGGTCAAAGTATTTCCATCTGTTCCGGTATAAGAAATAATTTCACTACCAATTTTTACATAACCTGGATTTGTTGAAGCAACACTCACATTTTCAAATTCGGTGAAATCTGAAGAATCAGTAACCGAAATTGAAGAAGTGTTTGTTATTCCATATGGTGCCGTTAGTGGTGTTGGATCAGTATCTCCAGTAATATCACTTAATGTTACAAGATTTGTTTCGGAATGCATTCCATGATTTCTACAGAAAATTTTGAGATGTAATCCATCAGTATCAACTCTGATTGGTGAAACAGGTGCAATACCATTTCCAAAACTTGCTTCATAGTTTAATGTTGTTGTAATACCACTACTATTCACATAAGTTAATGTATTACTAGCAAGTGTTCCAAATTCACCTTGAACATTGGTAATGATTAATTCATTTTCTCCATAAATTTCAGAAATTGATAATCTAATACCAGTTCCAAGAGTCAATGTTCCAAGAGAAGTTGGAGTTACAACATCACCAACTCTATAACCAACACCACCATTTACGATAGTTGCAGAAGAAACACTTCCATTATTAACAGTTACATTAGCAGTAGCATTAATACCATTACCCGTAACCGTTGTGAGTGAAACATTATTAAACACGAAACTTCCTGAAGAAGGTGTATAACCAACACCGGCATTTGTGACTGTTAGTGATGATGTTGCGGAACCAGCAAATCCAACAAAGTCTCCAGTAGCATCAGTTCCAGTTTGTGTTACGGTATTTCCAGCTTCCAAGTTACTTAAATCACTGTTTACTACTGTTGTCCCAAGTCCAACTCTGATTGTATATGGATCAGTGGTTACTGAATCTCTTCCAATAAATTCAAGGTCCTTACTCAAATCCGGATTGAACAGTTGTACATTTCCATTAGAAACGAAATCACATCTGAAAAGTTCAAACTTCATATCCTCATACTGACTTGGTGTCCATGTAGAAGCATTTTGTGACTTAAACAGTGATCCAAGAAGTGGTTGAGTAGATACCAGAGTTTGAGATGATTCTGGTTGATTGATAGTAGAAACTTCAATTTCACCAAGTCTAGAGATCCAAACTGTATAACCGGGAGAATTTGCTAACAATACGATTGCGTATTCTCTTCCTGGTTCCAAATAAACTGGGGATTCAAATGTGAACTTTGTAGCAACACTACCATCTGATGACGTTGTAATTTCTTGAGGATTTTTTACTACTCTTGAATATGCTAAAATCTTTTTGGATGGAACTCCCAATTCCATCTCTCTAATATCAAAAGCTACTGGAATATTATCTGTTGGAACTGATTCAAAGAATACATCACAAGAAGAAACAAAAACTCCAGTTTCATCATCAATGGTAAATGATTGTGCTAAAGGATCGAAAAATCTTCCAGTGAGACCTGGATCCCCTGGTACTATTTCTCCAGGAGTACCAGGAATAGTTTCAAAAATCGGGATTTGTTCCCTAATAACATTTCTGGTGGAAAGTGTTACTTCTTGAGTCGTGTCAAGATCTCCTTGGGAGTAGAAAATTTCCTCAGCAGCTGTTGTATATGAAGATGTTCCTTCAACTTTACTGTTGATTGGGCTACTAGTGAGCCTCATTTTATTTCTACCTGTGGAAAATACTGGGAATGATGTATTTCTAGAATCAGGTACTCTATAACAACCGATTAAGGAACCAACTTCATCAGTTACAAGTCTGAGATTAGATACTGTTGCGATAGCACCACTTGTCTCACCCTGTAATGTCATTCCATTCATAAGATATCCCGAATATTCTGGGAATCCTTCATCAGCCAAACTGAATGTATCTACGTTGAGAATCGAAGATGTTTCCGAATAATTTGCCGGAATAGTATTATTTCTATCATATGGATTATTTACATATACATCATCTGGATTATTATAAGGTCCTGATTTGTGATTTGATGAGGCTACTCTAAATGTCATCTCTGGAAGACCAAATCCAGCTCCAGGAACAATTTGTATTGCTGCTGTTGTATTACTACGAACGGTCTCTCCGACTTGGAATGTACCAGAAACCATTTGAATTTCAATTAATTTGTTTATACAGAATCTTGATACATCAACTTCATCAAAGAAAGGATAAACTCTTGTATAAGGTTTCATCCTTTTTGCAGTGAACTCAATATTACGAGTTCTCATATTTGCAATAATTTCACGTTTAACAATTCTATTTCCAAGAGATTCTGTTGTTACTTCACCTTCGGTAATTACTTCTTCGAAACCAACTTGAACTGTACGATCAGGTGTAGGTTCTACTACGATTTCATCTATAGTAGTTCCAACTTCAACCATAAAATTGTTTGGAACATCACCAGGACCCCACCAAGCTCGACCATGTATAGCTTCAAACTCTTCTGGAGTTCCTTGTCTCCATGTGGTAGTTTCTGTGTCTACCACATCTCTTCGACTTACGGCATCGAAAGCTAAATCTTCCAATGTGGGAGTTCCTGCAAATGGTACTTCACCATTATCATTTATTACTGTTGGAAGTGCACCAATTCTTGGAGCATCTTCAAGATTGACATCCACTTCGACATTAATTGGTTCTATATCTGTAGTAATAATTCCACCTTCAACATTTCTTGGTTCAATAGTTATGGTATCAATCCAAACGTCAACCGTAGGTTCAAAAGACAATTGTCCTTGATAGAAAGTGACTAAAAATGGAGTGACAGATTCAGCTCTTGTTGCAAATGGTTGATTTAACCAAGAAACTTCTGAATAGTCAAGAGAAATTACCTGATTAGTTCTTCTAATACCATCACCTATGATTGTAGAAAATCTGGTGTCATCATTTGAATTTCCTTCCGTAGCGAGATTCAAATTGATTGCAGTCGTATAGTGTGAAGGTCTCAATATGTGATTAGATTTATCAATAGCATTTTTAACACCGACTCTAGGATCTTGAATATCTCTAGAATGAAAATTATCAACAGCTATACCTGATTTAAAACGATTTAATCCATTTTCATCAGGAGTAAACTGATTAATCGTTTTTTGTTCTAAAATATTAAGAGAAGTGTAGTATTCGAGATTATTAATTCTCCTTTCCAGTTTTGAGATATCCTGCATTTGATATCTCTTATGGTTGATAAATGAGATTCTAGCATTTGAAACCCTGTGAAGATATGCTGGAAGAAATACATTAGCGATTTCCATTGCCCCATTTTCGATCACTGGAAGAGTGGGAATATCTGATGGAATTCCTTGTTTGACTACAAACTCACCTTTTTTGTTAATTAAAATTCTATCATATCTTGGAAGATAATAAGAATAATCTACTGTGATTGATTCGTCCGAAGCTAAAATATCTTTAGAACTATGTTGACCACCAGTAAATGATCTTCCGAAAAATTCAAATGGAGATCTAGTATTTTCAGCTACAGTAAAGTCGGATGTACGAAGTCTAGCATCAACAATATCTGAACATCTAATTCCAGATTTGGTTGATCCAATTTCTGTTGAGTAATCAAAATTATCGTATGAGTTTACAGTTGTGATATCACCAGTATCTGAAGAATCATATGAAGCTGATTCATAATATACAATAATTTTTTTAGTCGGTGATATTACATCTTTATTTCTAATAATTTTAGAATAATCATAGTATGTCTCTTTTTGACCACGATCCAAAGTGAATCTAGAGGTTATATTATTACTTCCAATACTTAAGTCAGATACTACTGCGGTCACTCCCGAAGAGGTGAATGTTACAACTTCACCATTTTGGAAAGTATTTTGATTTTCATATATGAAATTGATAGAACTATCACTTTTCCTAAAAATATACTTAGCTAAAGCCCCACTAGTGCTTCCAACAATTTGTTCGGAGATTATGAGGTCATTGGTTGTAGATGTAGAACCACTCATCAAAGAGGTTGTCATATTTGGTGATTCTGGATCACTAGTTGTTTTTGATTCAAATACTCCAAAAACTCTAACGACATCAGGAACATTTAAAGAGATTTTTGAGTCTTGAACTCTAGTACCAAAAGCATAGTTTCCATAAGTAAGACCATCATTTAATGTTGTTGCACCAACACCAGAATTTGATTGAGAAGATTTGTTTATAACAATGGATTTTGATGTATTATTTACTTTTACCTTTTCAAATATTTTATCTTTTCTGATAGTAGTGACTAATTGAGCAGCACCACTTCCTGATAATCCATTAACGGTGAGATTCGTACTTCCAGAACCAAATGTTAATTTAGATGATGATAATATTTCTGTAGTGCCATCATCAAGGATTAGTGTATATCTTTTTTGAGTGTACGGAAGGAAAACTTCATTTTCATTCGCGGTTATAGTTGCCGTAGAACCATCTGTTATAGTTACATCATATGGTCTTCTTATGATTAACGTAGCATCATTCAAAGATACATTAGAAATATTTTGTTTTGGGAATGAACTATAAAGGGTGTTGTTTGAGGAGGTGTTTCCACTTGGAGATGTTTGTTGGAAGGTAGTTCCTAACAGTGAAAGATCATTAACTTCGATTGCAGTAGATGGTAATGCACCATCCACAAAACCAGAAACCGTAGTTATTCCTGAAATTGTTATTTGTGTCTGTGACACACTCTCTACTTTTGCAAAAGATTGGAAGTCTAAAGAAGCTCTTTGATATCCTAAAAGATTACCAGTTTCTACGACTCCAAGAAAGTCTGCATTTGGTGCTGTTACTGTGGAAATTCCACCACTAGCAGCTGTAATTGATGCATTTCCAAATGTCAATCTTGTGGAGGGTATGAAATTGGCACTAAACGTTTGACCTGATCCAACAATGCCATGCATTGATTGAAAATCAGATATTTTATAATTAGTAACTTCTCTGGTTGATCTAGAATTATCTTCTACACCATTAAATAAAAGTCTCTCACCCTCAATAAATTCTCCCTCAACATCATATGCTGTGATTGCTGTTCCAACAACAGCATGTCTTAAATATCCAGTAGCTCCACTGGTTCTACCCTCAATATATGTTGGTATTGTAAGTGAAACTGATTCATTTACAGTAATATTTGAATACTTGCTAATATCCCACAAAGAAATATTCCACTTATTTAATGCTGGATAAGTAGAATCATATGAACCAGATTTTAAATTGAAATCATAAAGTCTAGCGATACCAATTTCTTTACCAGCAGCGACTGTATAAGAAGTTCCAACTCTATCATCTCTCATACTAATAGTATAAGATGTATTAATTCCTACTGATGGACAACCATTCACACTATTAACGACAAAAGATGGTCCAAACCCAAAATTTATTCCCTGATCTTCTAAAGTTCTAGTTGTTCTTGGTTTTTCAAAATCAATTAAAGTGGGAGATATTGTTTCAACTTCAAACCCTTTTACATAAGCTTTTCCAGGTGAAATTTTATAGATTCCAATATCATTTGAAGGAACATTTCCTGAAGGAGTTAATTGATTTGCGTTAAATAAACCTCTGTTACTAAAACCATTGTTTAAACTATCAACAACTTTAGTTACAAATTCTTTTACATAATAATTACCAGATTCATCAAAAGTTCTTCTAGCAAATTCTTCGGCAATAATATTGTATTCTGTATTAGTTACTATATCTCTTAGAACTCCATTTTTTACTTCCGCTAACTGAACAAAATTCTGATCATTATAGTCATCGGATGATTTTTTTGAAAGTGTTGCAGTAATTTTTAATCTATCTGCACCTGGAGCCGTATAATTATTAAATCCTTTTGCATTATCATTTAGAGATTCATCAACATCAGAAGAAATAATTTGTTCGACTATATTAAAACCAATTCTATAACTTGGATTATTATTATATTGATCCAAAATTAAAGTTTGGCTAGAAATATTTACAAAATATCCCCTTAAAAAATAAATACCATCATTAATAAACATCGCTGAACCAACAGCTGAAGCATCTTGTGAGATGGCTTTAGCAAAACCCTCACCAGCTGAAATAAAAGTTGTAGCGTAATTAATACTTTCGTTAGTTAAAAGAACTTCATTATCTAAAAATGTTGAGGAAGATAAATCTGTAGAGCTACTATCGATATAATCAATGTATAATGTACAGTTTCCTCTCTCGGATTGAGAACTGGTGATATATTTTACTACTCTTGCTGTTATACCTGAAGTTGCACCAGTAATCGTTTTACCAATCAATTGATCTAGATATAATGTAACCGGAATTCCAAGATAGTCTGAATCAATTTGAATGGCATAAAAGTTTTTCTGGTAAGAAAGTCCACCAGGAATTACCATGGCACCTTCTTTGAAAAGGTGATCTCCAACACTTTCTACTTGATTTTGAAGAATAGATTGAAGTGTCGTTAATTCTCTAGCCTGAACCGGAAAACCTGGCTTAAATAGAACCTTATAATAGTCGTTTTCTGAGTCAAAATCGTCAAAATAAGGAGCGACATTGAGATTAGTTTCCTGTGGCATAATTCTTTAGAATTGTAAAATTATTTTTACGTCTTCTTTTTGAGAAGATGATCTTGTTACGGAAGGTCTGTTATCAACATAAATGATATTTCCAGAATATTTTTTGGATTCTGGTTGTGCAACACCCCTTACAAAATTTTGACCCAAGTAGTAGGTCCTATTATTTATTACTGTAGATATACCTGTAAAAGAAGTACTAATTGAAAGGTTTGTACTTCCACCAACAATTACTACAGTTCCGCCAGAACTTGGTGATGGTGTAAATCTAAGAGCTTCAAATCCATATGTAGGACTTGAATTTTTTGTTCCATCAGAATTGAATCCAACATTTGTTCTGTCTTGCCAATACTTTAATACTCCCGTAACAGAATCATATGAAACAACTCTTCCAACAGCTGTAGAACCAAGACCAACTGTTTGTCTAATTTCTGAATCTGCTGTAAATGTTGCAGAACTATAACCAGCTCCTGTCAATCTGATTGCATATGTGGCACTTGCTTTATCAGTTGTCAAAATTGATGTAGAATTATAAGCCTGTGGATTTTCTACTAATCCAACTCTAGCAAATTGATTTCCAGTAATAAAATCTGGATTGTCAGTATCATTCTCAAATCTAGAGTAAGTTAAAACATTATAAGCACCTAATTCTCTATAAATGTCATTACCATGTCCTCCAGGTGGGGGAATAATTACGTCAAATACTGGTGAAGTCGTTCCAGTAGGAACATTTCCAGATTTTAAATCTACAGTACCATATGTGTATCCACTACCACCTTTAGAAATGGTGATTGATTCTACTTTAGAATCATTGTTAATGACAATCGTAGCAGTTGCTCCACTTCCGTCACCTTTGATCGGAACACCGGTATAAGTTATATTTGGTGATCCTAATCCAACTCCACGATTTCTGATAGTAACTACTTTAAGTTGCCCACTACTTGAAGCGTTATTTCTTACCGCAGTATTTTCAGAACTAGTTTCCCAATTAGTTGGTACAGGAATATAATTTGTAGAGTCAAATTTAATAGCTTGACTTGGTTTGATAGTATAAAGATACTTCCAAATGTATCCATCACCACTACTACCAGCTTCTCTTGGTTCTAAATCAGTAAAAGTTGGTTCATCAAGAGAAGGCCCACCATTAAAATTATTTTCTGGAGAAGCATTATTATAGAGACAGATGTAAACTCTATAATCACTATTCATTACATAAAAATTAGAATCATAGATGTCAAATGATGATGATGGTAGAGATGGATTATCTCTTGTTATATCATTTCTCCACATATCATAAGTGGTTCCAGATTGCCAGGTGATTTTTCTGACAACCTGACTAATGTCACTAGAGTTGACCTTTTTTAAGGCCAACATTGTGTCCCAATAATCATTAGATTGATCTAAACTATCTTTTGGAGATGGAGGATTTTCATCCCAATCTGATTGATAGTCAGATGCGTTTGGCAATCCAATAAAAGTATAATAAGAATTGGAAGTAGATTGAACCCCACTAACAAAGTTTTTCGCATTTAATATACGAAGTTGATCAGTGATTATAGCTGCCATTTTTACAAATGTTTTTTCTATTTATTAGACTCAAATATAGTTTTCATATTTTAATGAATTTGATCTCGAAATAATAGATGATGTTGAAATTCCAGAATAACCATCATTACCATGGAAATTGAAAGATCCACTTGTCAATTCTGAGTTAAACTCAATTTTACCCCAACTAAATTGTCCAAAATTTCTGGAAGAACTAATACCACCTTCATATACATTGAAAGTATTGGAATTTCTGGTATATGAGGGAGAATCAAACGATGATAAGACAGAACTGAACTGACTTTCATCTATCGAATTTACATTTGTAAACACCCTCACTACTGATGTAGTTCCAATGCCAATTACATCAACTTCAAGTTGATAACTATCAGAAACCTGATAAACACAATCGAGGAAAGATGTGGTCATTCCAATATTTGATCCATCGGTTCTTTGTGAAGTAAAATCACCAATAGAAATATTAGTTCCAAATAATGTAAAGTAATCTCCAGTAGAAATACCACTCACTGTAATACCAGTTCCAACATAATCATTATCTCTCATGAAGGAATCGGTTGGAATATAAAAATCAACTATAATTTTATTTTGAGAACTAATCGTAGTAGTTCCAAAGCCAACTAAGACACCATAGTCACCTTGATAAGAAGAAACACCAATTTCTCTTACTCTAACTGTATTTTCTTCTGAAATTAGTACTGGTGGTAAATTGGTGGAAGTATATCCAGTACCTGGACTTGTAATAGTGAATCCAGTAACAGTTCCTCCAACAGAAATTATAGAAGTTGCCGTGGCTCTAGATTCGGTTCCAAGTCCAATTGGATTACCAATAGTAACTGATGGTGCAGATGTGTATCCAGAACCAGCATTTACAATATTTATTGAAGTGATTGTTCCAGCTGAAGAGACAGTAACAGTGGCCGAAGCTCCAACAGTGATATCTTGTGAAGTGATATCTATCTTATCCTGAAAAGTCTTTATTAAGGCTTCATTTTGTGAATTGAATAATGGCCTAACACTATCCACATAAGCTAATGTAGATCCGATACCAACAGATTGAATGATGAAAGAAGATGGATATATTAGAGGTTCATAATGTTCCCTATCTTTTCCGATTTTTATACCATCAATTACTTTATCTACAGTTTGTCTACACCAAGTAACTGGTCTTGATAAAGTTGCATCTGTAGTTATTCCTGGGCCAAAATAAGGATTTGTCTTAACTGTATCTACAGTTTGTATATCAGTTACAATCCTATCGTCTTGGTCTAAACCAGGACTTTGACCTTTGTTTGGATCATTATCAATATTTAAAGAATCACCAACTTTTACAGTATCTAAAACTTCTCTAAAAATAACATCAACATCATCACCACTTCCTTTATAGAATAAAATCTTAGAAGTATCACCTTGAGTTGGTGGTTCATCAAATTCTATAATACTACTTCCCTTCATATTGTAAGAAAGTGATGGTTTTTGAAGAATGTCATTTATAAAAATCAATAAATTTTGTTCAATATCAATCTTCGAACCTTTGGATGATGCAATTGAAAATAGTTCACCATCTTTTCTTAGTTTGAATGATTTTCTTGTCCCATCAAAAAGTTCATCGATGTTATCTAGAACATCAAGAACACCAATACTCCAACCATTGAAACTATCATTATATATTCTATCGATTGTTAATTGAAACTCACTAAATGTTTTACTAGTATCTGTAGGAATTCCTGTTGTCCCACCAATAGGAACAGTTAATATTTCACCATTTCCAAATCCATATCCAGGATCTTGAAGAGTAAAACTAATTACACTAGAACCCTGACCAACTGTTATATTGACAGTTGCACTTAACCCTGATCCAACTGCAGAAACAGAACTATACTGAAGTGGAATATCATCATATCTTAGTGGTTCATCAAAAACAACCAATGGTGGATTAGTTGATGTATAACCACTTCCAGGATTAGTAATCGCAACACTAACAATGTTTCCCCCACTAATTGAAGCAGTTCCAATAAATTCTATGTTAGGAATTCCTGAACTGTATGTTTGAACTCCAACATTGACTATTGTTTGAATTCCTACTCTGTAACCAGATCCACTATTTCCAATACTAATTGAAGAAATAGTTCCGGAAGTTGAAACAACAGCTGTTCCTCCAGCTGCGACTAAAGGTTGATAACCAAATCCTTCAGTAGAAGCGAGAGAGATAATTGAACCACCCAATGGAAGACTAGTTCTATTTGGATCATATCCTTCTGGGACACTATTAGATCCAGTAAATGTTATAGTTGTGATTCCACTTCCCTCCTGAAGATCATAATCACCATCTTGTGGAAGATTAGAAATTCTTTTAGGTTGTTGGAATATACCATTAACTAGTATAATTGAATTCCAAGTAGATATTCCTGATACATTAGATTCATCAGATTTTAATGTAAAAGAACTCTGAACACCAGTAAATTCTTCAGATATATCATCAAAAACATAATTATCAGAATAAGTGTGTTCCGAACTATTTTCAATGCCAGATCTTAAGAAAGTTCTTCCTTGGAAAGTTGAATTAGTAGTTATACCTGTCCAATCAACTTCGTCAGGTCCAAGAAATGAAGTACTTAATGGAACCTGACCATATGGAGCTTGTGAAAAATTCAGTGTGTTTCTAGTAATATTATAATTTCCAATAATTTTGGTAACTAGTGAATTTGTATTATGGCTTGCAATAACCGTACCCATCCATGCCCTTCTTACGTCAATATTATTTTCACCACCAATACCAACATCAGTAACATAAACAATTTCATCATCAATTTGAAGAAGATCACTAGAACTAATCGAAGTAACACCAGATATTTCAAATCTAGTATCAAAAACAATATTTTCATTTAGGAGTGCTGTTACTCCAGAAGAAACAATAGGTGATTGAATCATATTATCAATCGCAATCAAAGCTTTAGAATTTTGATTGGTGGAAGTAAATCTGTGAACAGTACCAACTCCAACTGAAGTAAAATCAAATGTTACTGGGACAGATGCCAGTGCATCTTCAGCCGAACCTGCAAGTCTTATTCTCACATCAGAATCTTTCACAACATAAACTGTTGATGGGAGTTTATCTGTAACTCCAACACCTGGCACATTTGTAGAAGCTATTGAAATTGGGCTAGCGTTAGGGTTTAATCCATTAACGACAGCTTGATAATCAATTTTTTCTCCAGTAACAAAGAAGTGTTCAGTGATGATTATTTGATTGTCAACTAAATCAACAAATTCTGTACTTGACCCGTCAATTTCTCTTTCAAAAATATTAATACCTTCATGTGTAATATCGAATGATGTTTTTAGATCAAGAAGAGAACCTGTATAAGTCCCGTCATTACAAATAATTGACTCATTGTTCAAATCAATTTCATCAGGTCTAGCATTATCGTCAAAAATTTGTATAGGAATTTCAAATGTCCTGACTTGAACTGCCGTACTTGGATTGGGGGTAAAATCAATACTAACATAATTGCCAGTAGAACTTATACCTATAGTTCCAATTGATCCACCAGATTGAACATTTCCATATTCAACAAAAGTTTGAATATTGGATGAATTTAAAACAAGAACCTCAAATGTTTCATACTGACTATTAGTAGTGTCTTCGACGGTTATAATATTATATGATGTATTGTAGAATCTTTGATCATAAGAAGCTATGCCTACAGCTGATGGTGAACCAGAAGAAGGAATAGATTTATAATTTGTTATTAAATCAGCAACACTTAAACGAATACTTCCAATACCAGTAGAGTTGTCGGATATTGAAACAATTGATGCATTTGCTGTCAATGCGACACCAACACTTGGTGTAAAGTCTATCTTAATATTTCCACCATCAATATAAGAATAGAAAGTTCCAAATCCAGAAGTTCCATTTGTAACAATAGATCCATACTCTAGTTCATAGACATTAGTTCCATCATGAATAATACTCAGTTCTGTTCCATAATGTTCTTGAGAAGTATCTTCCAGATCTACAAGTATTTTTGCAGATCTATAAGTTGAAGAAATTGATACGATTGTAGTAGTTGTAGCTGCCGCAACATTAGTTTGAGAAGAACTTATATGAACAATATCTCCAATGTCCGTACTTCCAACACCAACAACACCATTTACACTACTAAATGAAACTGTAGATAATTCATAATTATTGTATTCTGATTTAATTGGATAGAAAGTTAAATTCCATTCCCCATCCGGATTATCAGTTGGAACAAGATATTCAAAAGATCCTAATTCTGTTATTGTATCAAGATTTGCATATTCTTGCAGATAAGCGGTATTGTCTTTTTGTATCAAAGAAACAATCGAGGCTTGTCTTTCATCGATATAAACCGAATCTTTTGCAAAAGTAATTATTTTATTATATGTATATGATAGTGGGAATTTTGAAACAGAAGTAAATTGTGTTGGCCTGATGTTACTATTGAACAGATAACTAATGTCATCAATATAAAGAACTCTGTTCCCTATAGACTCATAAAAATCTACTAAGAATTTATTATTGAAATTTATTTCTTTGGATATCAAAATGCCATCATTGTCTATAACTGTCTCAGTAACTTCGTCAAAATCATAAACACAATTGAGATTAGCTTCTCCAACAATATCAACAGTTAGTTCTAAATTACTATCTTCTGGTAAGACGACTGATGGACGACTATCATCTTCAATACTTATTACTTGAAGATCGGAGAACTTCTCAAATCCAGCTGTATGATCAAGTGAACTTACTGGATCATTCCAAGTATCGTAAGGTATTTTTGATTTAAGGGAGTATGAGAATTTTTGATAGTATTCATTATTTGGTATTCTTTGTAAGTTATTATTTAAGAATCCATAAATTTGTTCCCAACCATTGATAAATGTAGCACCAGCACCAACAATAATTTCCGAGTCAAATTCAATTTGTTTTTTAATTGAAGCTTTTGATTTGGATGTTAATCCTTGAATTATTTCACCATCTAAAAATTCATCGGAGGAAGAAACAAATAAGTATTCAGATGTAGAATTCCATCTTTGTACAATCCCAACTTTTGACCCGGATACTACTGTCTCACCGACTAACAATTCACTTGTCTTAAGGATAGGATTGAATATAGGGAATTGATTTTCTGGAATTATTTTACCGTAAGAATTTATCAAATCCATAGATCCTGGAGTTTCACTACTGGTGATTAATCCTTCAAGACTGTAATCCACATACGCACCAGATCCACCAAGAGCTGTATTGACTCCAGTAAGACTAAAGAGTTTATAATTATATTTTTGAGAATCATAACCCCTTCCAGTAGAACCAAGACCGACATTTACTCCTTCAATTAAAACCTTTGACCCAATTGCAAATGGGAAAGTGTCAGAAGCTCCAAAAACTTCATCCAAATAAACACGAACATTTTTAGTTGAAGATGTATATGATATTGAGGAAATTCCCACACCATTACTATTATTTGTTGGAATGATCCTTGGAGTTGTGTTATAAATTCCAAAAGTATTCTGTAAAATTGTTACCTGAGTATCTCCTAAGTTATAAATTAAGTCAATATCCTTAACAACCTCGTTTGTAAATCCATCAAGAACTACCAATTTTGGAGCAACTAGATAGTTTTGACCACCAGAAGTAATACCAATACTTTCAAAGGAAGAGAAAGGATCTATATTTAAAATTTCTGGTAAATTGGCAGTTAGTCTTATCGTATTATCTGTCGGATAACTAAATCCAATTTCATTGAACTTGTATCCAGTAATTTTTCCAATGTTTTCACTGAAAGCTTCTAAAATTACACCAGTTCCACTATCACTTGATACTGTTGATATTCCTGGCAAAATTTCATAAGAACTTCCACCATTTAAAACATCTACCCTCTCTACAGAACCTAGAGCTGATGAGGAATTTGTGTTATAAGATGATGAAGAATTTGAAGAATCATATGTAGTAACTTTGGGTGATGAAGTTATATTATAAGTAAATGTTGTTGATCCAACACTGGTAATTGAATATGATCCACTATATGGTGATTCGATAAGATTAATTTGATTAAATCCATTAACAGTATTATCAACGACAGATTTTTTAGAATTTGGTAAAAATTCCAGATTTAATTGACCGAATTTATAGTATAAAATAGATGGAACAACATCACTTACAAATAAAGTTAAGTTTGCGTCAGAATCTATACCTGGTCTACCATTTCTCTTTACCTCAAATGTAGATGTTTCTGGTAAAGAAAGAAATTCGTTTAGGAAATTTTTATCACTATACAAATTCAGATTAAATGCTGAATATAAATTAGAATTATTGGTAAATGCTAAAGAAGAGTCCGATAAATCAAACTTTAAAGTGTTGTTTTTACTTACATTTATACTTGGATTTACTTTTGAAAGTGTTCCACTTCCAGCACTAGTGATATTGACAAACTCTGGTGATTGAGATGTCAAATCACTGTGATTTCTAACCAATCTAACTTCCGTTTCATCGTAAGTAATTACATAATACATTTCCTCATTAATCAAACCTCCAGATGGTGATGAGGAAGTATGTATTACTCTATCTCCAGTCTTGAAGTCACCAGAAGAAAATTGAATAGTATTTTTTGTAATGTCAACATCACTAGAGGTGAATGATTTTGGATCAAATACTATTCTTCTATTATAATCATCATACTTCACTTGAATAGTAACAACATCTTTTGGTTTCACATTGATATTAATTTTATCCCTTACAGTCAAAGAATGTGATGATGCTGTAGATACAGTAACAACATTTTTATCAACTTTACCACTCAAAACGTTGTTGAGATTTGTTTTAAAACTATGAGTACTTCCAGTTCCAACACTTGTGAAATAGAGAAGTGCACTGTCTGTTCCTAAACCAACATAAGATCCTGTAGTACCTATTCCAATTTTATTAGAACTTATACCAATATGATTATCAGTAATGTTAGCAACAAATAAATTTGGATAATATGTGAGATCTCTATATGAATCAGTACCATTCCAAACTTGAATAGAAGTTCCACCGTTTGAAGAATAAGTAATAGGATCATTTAATTTTAATCCATGGTTTGGATAATAAATTCTTTGTGGAGATACAAAAACTTGTGTAATTCCAGCACCTGGATTAGAAAATGTAATCGTATTGCCAACACCTGTTCCAAGTGTTGTTCCAATTCCAACAGATTCTGAAGGATCAAAATAAAGTTCTCTATTAACCTTAAAGATTCTAGTAGTTTTTATTGAACCTACATTTACAGTAAATTTTGAACTATCTTCGTAAATTTTTGTAGATCTAGTGTGTGCAGATCCAACTGTAGATTCCTGCTCTCTCAATACACGGAATCTTGAATTTAACTTATCAATATTCAATACTTTTACTTTTTCTGTACCAATTCCAAGAATATCATTTTCTCTCACAATTGGATAATCAAAAGACCCAGATACATTGATATAAGTAACTATTCCAGTAGATGTTGCTGATTGAATTCCTGATGTTAAAGTCCAAGTAGACGTATTGATACCTATAACATAAGAACCATCAAATCCTTTATAATAACTAGAAAGACCAACAATTTGAACTACATCATTACTTGATAAGTTATGGGGAGTTGTAGTAAAACCTGTGAATAAATTTGATATTGGTAAAAATTCAACATCACTATTAGTCTCTGTATTGAGACTTATCGTATCAATTACCTTACCACCAATCCTAGAAACTTTAGCTGTTGCATCAAATCCACCAGTGTTTTCATTATTAAAAACAACTTCATCTCCAGTTTTGTAGTTATCTCCACCAGTAACTATTCCTACACTTTGAACTTCACCTCTAAGTGATGAAGTTACTTCAATTGTTTGCTTTTTGATTGAATCTGAATCAAAAATGTAATCATATCTGCTATTATTTCTCCTTATATGGTACGGTAAAATATATCTTAACCAAGTATTAGTTTGTAGACTGTAATCAGTTTGATTGGATGCACTTCTGAAATTGAAATTATTTGGAATCGATTTGTACGTATTACCAATTAAATATGGAAAAACTGGTCTTCTATGATCAATGAATGGCCCATCACTGTCTATATTTTCATTTATAGTTGTGAAATAAGCATAAACTCCATTTGGATAATCTGGTGTTACACAATATCTTCCATTATTTTCATCTAAATCACCATTTCCAACATATTTGAAATCTTCAACAAAGAATCCTGAATTGAAATTAGGTCTATCTAATTTCATTGATTGATTTACATATCCAGATTTCATTCTACGAATTGATCCAGTACCATCCTTATTCGAGAAACCATATGGGCCATAAATTGGATTTCCATCATATGCCCAACCTATAATTGGGGAATGGTATCTACTATCAACTTCAGTCCCATCAAAAATCAAATCAGGAGTACCATAAACGGTATTATCCTCATCATTTCCAGATATCGAATAAGTACTTTTCCTTAAAGGTCTTGGAGCATATAAATGTGAATATTGAAGACTCTCATCACTTATATTTTCAGAAATAAATCCATCATCAGTTCCAATGTTATCAAAATTTCTTTCAAATAAATTAACCGTCCAAATTTTGATATCAACATCAGTTTTTGCACCTGATCCTGCAGGAGTTATGATGATAGAAGTTTTATCTCTCACATATCCAGCACCACCTTTGATAACTTTTACTTCGGTTATTTCCCCATTCGAAATGATTGGGGTTAATACTGCATTCTTACCAGTTCCACTTACTATAGTAAGATTTGGTGATGAATTATATCCTCTTCCAGAGTTAGTAACTTCAACTTTTGTTATCTGTCCATTCTTTATGATTGGAACTAGTTGTGCATTCTCTCCACTAAAAAATGTAATATCTGGTTGTCTATTGAAATTGATAATCTCGGAAGAACCATACTTACTTCCACCACTTTCTAAACTTATTGAATCTAAAGAACCTCTGAAAATTGGTTGAACCTTACAAGAAAAATCTTGGCCTGAAGAAGTCGATACACCAATTATACCATCAATAGTTACCGTTATTGGTTCGTAATTGAATGAACCATTACCATCAGAAGTTAAATTTTTGAAGATATTATTGTTATAATAATAATCAGCAATAGTTGATCCTGACCCAATTTCTGTCAATGAGAACTTATCATTGTCAACCTTCACAACATAATAATTTTTATTTTCAGATATTCCTGAAATAGGTGATGATCCAGCAGTATATCTAACAATATCTTTAGACGAATAACCATGATTAGGTATTAAAATCTGATTCAATGATGTACTAATACCAGATGTTGGTATAATTCTTTCTTTATTTTCATAACCATATCCAGAATTTGTAACTACAATATCAGATACTACTTGTTTCTTTTCGGATGATTTGAATATCTGTGTGCCAGTTCCATAAGATGTTAAAGATATTGTATTAATTCCAGAAATTGAATCACTTTGATTTTTGTAGAGTTTTATAGTTTTGTCATCGACAATACCAACATGATAAAAAGATCCTGTTGAAATACCACCAACAGATGTTTGTGAATTTGTCAGATAAACAATTTTTTCATAATCTCTGAATTTATGGAATGTTGAAAATCCAATTGTATTATTTGTCAGATTTACATCTGAAGAAGTAGATTGTGAATTGAAGAAAACTTCATTATCTACAGAAATTAAATTAACTTCTGCAGAAGCATCTCTTCCATTACCCCCATTTATCTTTACAATAGGAGTATTGACATAATCAAATCCAGGATCAATTATTTCAATTCTTTCTAATTGTCCAGATACTGAACACTTACCAGTAGCTCCAGTTCCAACCTCATCATTAATAATCAAACTGGGTGGATTAATTACATCATATCCACTTCCAGGTGAAGAAATCGTAATTTCTTCAACTTCACCATAGTATACTACATCGGAAGATTTGTAGTTTAAAATTTCAACACCGTTGATTAAAATTCCGGTATATCCTGGTTTAGTTTTATAAGTAGTTTCAATATTTGAAGGATTAGTTATTTCTCTATAAATTGGTTGTGACAGAACATTTTTATTATAGAATTCATAATATATAATTTGATTGTCCTTGACAGTACCATTTAAAGTTATAAATTTGTCTGCAAACAAATTTCCTCTACTTCTAGCAAGTTTGAAATTATCACCATCGACTCTACTAACATAATATACACCTTCATCAATATCTTCAAATCCACTTACAGATTCGGTTATAGTCTGTACACCATCAACATCAGTCGATATGGTTTCAATAATAGTTGGTTGATAGTAAATAACATCACCGGTATAAAAACCATGATTTAGTAAATTTAAAGTTTGTGTGGAAGTATAAGTTCCACTAAATTTAATTTTTTTATCATATGGATTAGTAATTATATTGTCATAATTGGGAATGGAATTACTAGATACTAAAATGTCACCAGAAGAATTCACATATGTATTTTGAACATTGGCAAAATATTGTTTCAGTATAGGATATTTGGTTGAATTGCCCTTTAATATTTGATTTTCTATTGTATAAGTATCATTCAAATTTAAATTTGCAGAGATTTTAGCAACAAAAGAATTTGAAGAATTGATACGCAGTACATATCCAATAGTTGATACAGTTTTAGTGGAATTTTGAATTAAAAAATTATATCCCGGTTTTAATTCAATATCATCATATGTTTTTATTACATATTTTTCTTCACTCAAATCAATTTGATCAACATTCTTAACATCAAATTTTGATTTGACATTATAACTCCAATTTTTTAACTTTTCATTAGTTTTAGTATATCCAAAATTCTTTACACTAATAAGATCACCTTTTTTATAAGAGTGAGATTTTGATAATTGCAAATCCTTTAGAGTCGATGTAATTCTCACCCTAATTTCTCTACTTCTATCAAATCCAACAAAAGCGTAAGAATAATCATTCAATTCGATATCACTTTTCGAACTGATTCTATTTCTTACACCAGTAACATTTAAAAATTGAGTAATATTTTTTCCACTATATGATAGGAGTAGATCATTATTATCAATGTCCTTAACTGTAAGAGAACCGGACTCTGGAAATGATGAGGTTGAATCTACGTCAATAGTAGTAGAATTTATACTTACATCATTCAGTATTTTTGTAATTGGATTTGGAGAAAATTCACTATAAATTGTTCCATCAACATCGATATCTCTTTGATATCCATAGTCAATACTTATCTTATAATAATCTCCTTCACTATAATTAATTTTTTCTACATCGGATACAGATCCTCTAGCTCCTGTAGTATTTTGATATAGAGTTAAGTTCTTAAGTTCGAGTGGATTTCCTCGAACTGCCTTCACAACAAAATCTTGAGTGACTCGATAGTCTGCATCTGATGGTCTAAAAAGATATTCACTTGGGTGTATGACTTCTACATCCTCTCCATACAAAGCACCAAAAAGAATTTTAAAGGATCTATCAGTTCCCTTAGTTTTGTAAAAACTGTCAACATTATAGATAAAATTCTTCTGATTTAAATTAGAGGCTAAAGATCTATCCTGAAATCCTGGTGTGATCTGATTTTTCAGTTTTTTAAGAAATTCCTGTAGAAAAATAACGTTCAAATTATAAATTATAGCACCCGATTTATGAGATGTAATTGAAGAATTACTAAAAACTAACTCATCTGGTGTATTCGATTTTTGATAAGAGGTTACTCCACTAAAACCTCTTACACAACCTTCAAATGTAGTATCAGTTTTAGTTTCATAAAAAATTATTTCATCATCAATTTTAATCAATCCATTAGTGTCTACAAATCCTTCAGTAAAGTTACTATCCAAAGAACATGTAATAGTTGTTCCTATGATAGAAAGATCGGCACCAAGAACTGTAGAGTTCTTAAGATTTGTGAGTTCTTCAACTTTTACATATTGATCAATATTTTGAATTAAATCAAGAGTTCCACTTTGAACTTCTTGGGAAAGATAATACTGCTCAAGAAAATCTACAAGAAGAGGAAAATCTTCTCGTACATATCTTGGAAGTTGACTAGCGACAATATTTTGGAACTTTACTCTATCTACTGCCATTTCTAATATATCTTAATAAGTGGAGGTTGTTGAACCATTATTACTACTATTTACCATACTTGTAGAAGAGGAAGTTGAAGTACTGGTAGTGGTAGATACTGAAGAGGTGGACGTTGAAGTGGTAGATGTCGAAGTGAATACTGGTGTTCCACGAACTAAACTTCCATTAGAATAACTAGAACTCACTTTGTAATTTGTACCCGAAATATCATCTCCAGATGCAATTTGATCTGGAATCATAGTAACCGAAACAGAACTTAAATCGAGTTGTAGATATAAATCTTGTAGACCAATAACATCATTTGAATATGGAGTTGCAGATATCTCAACTAGTGGAATATCTTTGTTAACTTTTGTTGATAATATTTTTATAGGGTTAAGTTTAATCTCTCCCTTTATGTAATCGATTATACCAATATTCCTTTTCACAATTACTGGTTCTGTTGGTGAATTCAATTTAAATAAGAAAATAGTTCCAGTTTCCAAGTCACTGTTTGGAACATCACCAAGATAAACTGTTCCAGAAATTCCACTCACGGTAAATCCAGATGATTTGATATTATATCCAATAACATTACCATCGTAAGTAGAGGAATGTCCATGATTTTTGATATGAAATCTATTACCAAAACAAATCTCATATTCAGCAAACTGATTTAAAAAAGCTGTCATATCTCTTCTCATATTGATAGTTGTAATATTTGATGTAATTGATTCATTACTATTATCAATAATATTGAGATATTTACTGTACTTGAATCTAGCTCCAAACTTATTAAGATCTGATGAGTTGGAATAATTTGTAATGTTTTGGACAATAGTATCTTTTACATATGATGAAGATGGTGCAAGATTCGTATTATAATAAACGTTGGAATTTGATTCTATGTAAAGGTATTTCAGATCAATAATTTCTGGGACAATTCCAGCTACGGTATATTTTCTGAGTTCTGAGAGTATATTACTTTTTATAGTTGAGGATAGATATACACCATTATATGGTTTAATACTAATAAAAACTTTCCCGTATAAAGGTGGTGTAAGTTCTTCTCCACCAAAGGCAGACACAGATTCAGATTCTGGATAAATTTTAGGAATCAATGCTTCATAATCGGAAGAAGTAACTGCTCTATTTTGAGATGCGTAAATTCTAGGAGCGTATTTTTTAATTGATTCGACACTTTCAATAGACTTGCCACCAAATGATTGATGATTTGTAGCAATTAATGAAACTCCCGATGTAATGGAGTTTCCACTATTATCTCTAAGTGTTCCTGAAAATGTGAAATTGGTTATATTGTTTGCATTTTCACCACTAGAAACGATATAACTGACTTCAACAAAATTTGGTTCCTGTAGTTTCTTTCCAAATATACCGTCACCAAATAACAACTCATACCTTTCACTATCAATTTCTTCTAAAAAGTAAATCGGTGAATTGGGCCCAATTTCATAAAGATTATCATACTGTAAAAACTTCTCTGAAGTTCCAACATCTATAGCACTTTGAGAAGTTTTTACAATAACTCTAATCAGAGAAGTGTCACATCCACTATTTGGTATAATAAATTTTTGATTTGGAGTTCTTGAATTTACGGTGTAAGTATTTTTAATGTATGTTCCTTCGTAGATATCAATATTGGTGAAGTTAGCAGTTCCAGTGGAGTCTACAGGAACTGTAATATCATCAGGAATTGAGAATATATAACTTTCATTACCAAAAGCACGACTTGAAATAAATGCCGTTCCAGCTTTTAATGTAACTGTGACAGCTGTTGTATTTGATGCATCAACACTAAAAGATATATTTGCTACAGCTGATTTTCTTGATCTTGGAAGATATCCTATATTACGAGCTAGTGAAACTACATTTTCTCTTAAAGTTGCACTATCAATAAACACCTCATTTGTCACCATGTTGGCGTTGTATGAGGTTATGTAAGTATTATATGCAAGAGTATCGATAATCGTTGAAAGATTAGATCCCTCAAAGTCATAATCTGTAAAATTGGAATTTGATCGAAGATAACTCTTGATAGAGTCTCTAATCTGATCAAAGTCTAGATTGCTAAAATTAACTAAAGGCATTTACCTAGTGGGTTCCAAGATGAATGTGAGTTGTTGAACTGGTATATCAATACCTACAATGAAGTATTTTATAGTCACATTAAACTCATAGCTATCAAAGTCTGGTTCTACTATGACTTCATTCAATTTAACCCGAGGTTCATATTGATTGATTGTATTTTCAATTTCACTTCGAATTGAAGTGGCAGTTAATTTATCAAAATTCTCAAATAATAATTCAGATACTCTTGAACCAACTGTGGGTTGGAAAGGTTTATCACCGGGTTGTGTAAATACAAGATTACGAACTGATCTTGCAATGGCGTTAGCGTTTTTCAGTGAAATCAGATCAGAGTTGATTGGGCTGATCTGAAAAGTAGCACTGATGTCTTTAAAACCTTTACTGACACGTTCAAGAGGCACTGACTAGTTGCAACAAACCTGATTTATTTATTACACTAAAATTCAGTTATGACTATTTGTTCAGAATTACAAGTACACTTATGATCAGGACTAGAACAATCGTCTGACAAAAAAAGCCCATCTTCATTAAGTTGAGATTTTTTTCTTTTTGGTGTTCGATCATCATTACTAATCTCCCTAAGAAATTCTTTTTCCATAAGTCTCCTAATGATAATCACTATGCTTTATGTATAAGGTCTAGCAATAAAAAACCAGGTTAAAAACCTGGTTGAAATATAACTTATCGTCCTTGACCCCTATAACGCTTTGGTTTTCCATTTCGACTAGATGCTGCATACTTTGTATGTTTGCCAGATCCTTGACGAGTTTTCTTTGGTTGAGGCTCAATAAATGCCGAACCCATCAGAGATTTTTTGAATTTTGCCATAATTAATTTTACTTTCGACGTTTTCTAGAAGTTGATTTTTGAGAAGAGGTTCGAGATCCTCCTTTTCTTTTTCTTTTGTCTCCCGAACCCCAACTCACTTTTGATTTTTTTCTTTTACCGAACATTAGATAACTCTCGTCTTTTCATGTCCCACACGAATACGTGGGTCACACCAGATTTCATAACCAGCCTCAATTGCATCGAGACAGAATGAAACATCTTCACCACACATATCCTGAACAGCTCCAGATTCAAAGACTTGCATCTTGGGAGCAAACCAAGGATACTTCATCTTCTCATTCTCAAAGACACCTTTACGAATCATAACCCAACCAAAACCAGTATAGTCTACCATAAAGGGTTTCTTACGTTTGGTAATACCATCAACCATTTCATGATTCATGACTCCACCATTGTTACGGAAGTCATCTTCATCCAACCAATGTGCAACGGATGTAGTACGTCCATCTTCTGTACTATACCATCCAGCACTAATTGGATTATCAGCTCCTTCAATTTCATTACCATCTTCATCAATTGCTTCAGCTGGAAGTGAAAGATCACACAATTGCCAAAACTTATTACTGTCAAAGATGATATCACTATCAATCCAAAGTTGGTAATCATAATGAAGCTTACCATCCCAAGGAATTTGATCAGGCCCTCGAAGAACATTTGCTCCAAGAACTTTACAACGAGCAAAATTAACCATAGAAGAATAATCTTGGCTAATTTGAATACTCATTCCATTTTGTACAAGATCAAAACAAAGTTGTACAAAATTTTTCAAAAACATATATGATACACCACGTCCAGGAAGACAGAATACAATTGCCTTTCCTTTCATTCGTTGTTTGATTGCATCATAATCCCAAAGTTCAGTTTTTTCTTGTTTCTTTGGTGCTGATGCTTTTACGGTAAATCCTTTAGCCATGAATTAGAGTCACTCCATTTCAGATTTCATTATACTTGGATATTTAGTCTTTGTCTAGTAACTTGCCTCTTGATATTGTGGAATCTCCACAACTTCATACGTTACATGATTTGATACATGATTGTAATATTCAAAAAGACCTATGAAACTCTCTTCATTGAGATTATGTGATACACATTCATTATTTACATAGATGTGATATCTTAATTCTTTCATATAATTTTCTTAAGACTCTTGATTATATAGTTTACATTAACGGATCATATCAATTGATTTTTGAGATGTCCATGTCTCAATTTCAGTTCTCAATCGACCTTCTTTTTTCAATTTCTCATATCGTTTTGTGGCCTTTTTACGCCAATACTCAATGAGATTATTTAATTCAAACTTATGATAGTTTTCAGGATTTGGAATCAATTTATCTTCTTTACCTATAATAACTTCTTTTGAATTCATAAATCCATAATTACAACTAAAAGTTCTTTTTCGTTCTGTCAGATTTTTTGCATAATCAATTGTTTTCATAAAGTCTTCCTTTTCATCAGGAAACTCCTTGAGACTCTTTTTCACTTCAGATACCCATTTAGTTTGCATCTTTCTCTTACGAGATGATGCAGTCAATGGGACAAGATGTTTGTTGTGATTTCGAACCTTGAAATAATCACATAACTCATCATAGAGTTCGCCCTGAATTAAGGGTACTAAATCACTTACACTGAGACCAATGTATTTGATATAAGGTTTTAACCCATCATACTGTGATGATGATTTACTACTTCCATAGAGAGATGTGGTCTCAAAAAAGGCTAGATCAGTATCATACTTTTCATCAAACTGTCTCTTCATCTCATGTGAGCAACAGAGTAACGAGAGCAACTTGCCACCGAGATAATTGTACCCAAATGGTTGTGTCGGAACAATATTAAATCCCATCACCATTCTATGATTTAAGTTCTTTAGATCTACAACTTCACCTAATAGATCATTACGTGGTTTTGAATAAGTGGTCGGTGAACCCATTCGGATCATTCCGACATACTTTCCTGTATTCGTCTCTTCAATTAACCACCTTAACTTTCTTCCTGGAATACTTCTCTCAATCTGATTACTTCCAGTGAGCTCAAGAAGATTACTAAAAAGTAAATGATATTTTTCTTTTCCCTGTTCCATTGTATCAATACTATGAATCTTGAAGTTCATATCTTCAGGGCTCATGTCAAAATTATCAAAGACATAATCATTATCACTAAACAATGAATTCTCAAAGTTTCGATACTTCAGACATTCTAATTGATAATCAGAAATACTTTCAAATTTGAGATAATATTCTTTAAACTTCTTTGCAACATATCTTGCATCATCTGGTGATAAAATCATCCTCTGATAAACACTCCAATCATCACTTCATTCTACTTAGATTTATCTCTCCTGTCAAGAACCATTTTTCTGCGGGGGGTCTTGAGACGAAAAAATTTCTGGGAGAATTTTTTTATTGGGCGGAAAATAACACGCGGTTTTTGTCACCTCTGTAGGTTAGGGAAGTTAGCGATTTTTATTCGGGGGGGTCATATATTATAACCCTTTCAGACCCCACTCAGAACCCCTACAGGCCATTATACCTTATACCCTTATACCATTATACCCTTATACCTTATACCATTATACCCTTATACCATTATACCCTTATACCATTATACCCTTATACTTATATCACGTTACACGATCCACGGGGTTACACACAAACCCCCATAAGCCTGTCGATTTGATTATACTGTCATTCTACTATAAGGGGAGGAAAGTGTCAAGAACCCTCCCCCCTTATGTGTATATCAGAACTCCAATTCCTCCAGAGTAGGCTCATTCACCTGACTCATATCTTCAGAGACAATAGCTTCAAGAATGTCAAGGATTTCGTTGCCAGTGTTACCCTTACGAAGCAGAGAGATCATGATAGACTTGGACATAATAAAAAGAGAAAAGTGTTAGGAACTGTTGATGAGTTTAATGACATCATCAGGTCAAGATGTAAGTGTGATCAGATCATCGATTTACGTTTCCGACGTGTAGCTGAAGGAAGAACCTTAACTGTTACTTTCTTGCCACTTGCCTGAATCTCATCAATGGACTGTAAGAGTTGTTGATAGGAAGTCATGAAATAAGGAGAAAAAGTGTGATTAACTGTTCTGAGAGTAAGTGTCAATCAAAGGTCTTCCATCATTTCATTCAGTTCACAGATGTTCAGATTCTCATCATTCCACTTCACACCATCGGGCGTTTCTTTGCTGCCACAATCATACAAAAGAGTGACCAATTGTTGATAGTTTTCACACTGCTTTGCTTCGTTATACAAACCCTCGTCATTTTGAATCCAAAGGGCTACATTCCAAGTGGCGAAATTACTGAATCCATTGTAGCTGGTGTCGGTGAGATTGGTTTGGAAAGTGGTTGTCATTTGAGTGTTGTTCATACTATAGGGGAACTTTAGAGGTTACTAACTTTAATTAAAGAGGAATCAATCCTCTTCAGGATAAGCATCTCCCACAATATCCATCAGTTCATGAACACCTTTATAGGAAGTGTAGAAGAACTGTTGACGATCATTGCACCACAGTTGATAAGCATCACATCCCATTTTATAGTCTGAGATGTTATAAGTGTGAGTGCCATCACTTACAACCTTTCCGAACATTTTGCGGACTTGGTTGTAATCAATTTCAGGGGTTTTCATGGTCGATTGGTAACTCTTACACTATAAGGGAACTTTGGAGGTTACTAACTTTAATTCAAAATGAGTTTGTTATAAATAGTTGAGTTATTTGTTCCACCGTCAGAAACAAACTCCATCGGGCAACAACAGAACTCTAGCAGTGTGAGTGTAAGACCTATTCAGGATAAGGTTTCATTATTGACACTTAGGATCGACTAGGATCGACAAATAGCAGACAACTGAATACAAAAGGGTGGCCAAGGAGTTATAAAAAACTCACCCTTAATTGGTTTTTTTAGTGCTTAGAATCATAAGAAATCTGTGTGTCTTTATGATACTTTGAGAGGGAGGATTGTGAGGATTTCAGAGTCTGGGGGTTGACAAATCGTTCTCCTTATGGTAGAACATCTTAGATAACAAGACCTGGAAGATTAACAAGGCCTCGAAGGTTTATAAGATAACAAGGCCTCGAAGGTTTATAAGATAACAAGGCCTCGAAGGTTTATAAGATAACAAGACCTGGAAGATTAACAAGACCTGGAAGATTAACAAGATATTAAGTGTTATTTAGTACACTTCTTTATATTTAATTTCA